GCTTCTTCCAATAGAGCAAACTGTTTAAAGAAAGGGGGGTAAATGTTGATGACTAACATGACACCTGAAGAAAAAGAAATAAAAAAAATAACAAAAACAACTATCAAAGACATGGAAGCAATTGGCACTTATCGTCCTGAATTTAAGGCAACAATAAGGGCTTATGCTGAAATGAGACAACAATATAACAAACTAACATCCGAGTTTTATGAAGGTGGATGTGAGATTACCGAAGAGTATACAAATAAAGCCGGCTTTACTAACATTAGAAAAACTGCTTTATATTTAGCTCTTGAAACTTTGCGCAAAGATATAGTTAGTCATGAAAACTTATTAGGGCTTACTCCAGCTGGACTGAAAAAAATAAAAAGCGATCCTCCTAAAATGAAGATCAGTAAACTAGGGAAAGCTCTGAATGAAATTGCAAGACAGTAAGTTCAAGAATTACAATATAGTAATGGAGTATGCGCAAAGTATAGTTGATGGCCGGAAGATTGCCTGCAAAGAATTAATTCAAGCTTGCGAAAGATTTCTAAGAGACTTAGAAAATCCGGTATATGATTTTAATCCTAAAGATGCTGAATTTGTTATTGGTATTATTGAAAAGACTTTTGTGCATGACAAAGGTGAAAAGTTAGATGGCACACCGTTAAGAGGTATGCCTTTTTTATTGGAGCCCTGGCAAAAATTTATTGTTTATAATCTCTTAGGGTTTTACTTCAAAGGTTTAAAGATAAGAAGATTTAAAGAAGCATTTATTTACATACCTAGAAAAAATGGAAAGACCAGATTTATCGGGGCCCTTTCCTGGGCTTTAGGTTTATTGGAAAGAAAGTCCGGTTCAACTATCTATATTGTAGGAGCTGCTCTTAAACAATCTCTGCAAAGTTTCGATTTTATAAAATTCAATTTAGGCCAAATGGGTGAAGCTGAAAATTTTAGAATCTTAGATAATAATCAGGAGCACAGTATCAGTGGAGATTTAGGAGATGGCTCTTTGTTTATTCAAGCTTTGGCTGCTAATCCAGATCAACAAGATTCTTTAAATTGTAACATAGGAATTGCCGATGAGATCCATGCATATAAAACTCCGAAGCAATACAACATCATCAAAGAAGCAATGAAGGCTTATACAAATAAGTTGATGTTAGGTATAACCACAGCCGGAGATAACATGATTTCGTTTTGCTATCAACGTCTCCAATATTGCTTGAAAATATTATCGCAGATTATTAAAGATGAATCATATTTTGTTTTTATTTGCAGAGCTGAACAAAAAGAAAAGGGTGAAGTTGATTATACAAATCCGATACAACATGAAAAAGCTAATCCGAATTATGGTGTAACTATTCGACCTGGTGACATGTTGAACGACGCATTACAAGCACAAAATGATCCACAACAGAGGAAAGATTTTCTTTCTAAAAGTTTAAATATTTATACAGCTGCAATGAAAGCTTACTTCAATATTGAAGAGTTTAGGGCATCAGATAGAAAGTACAAATGGACATTAGAAGAACTTGTTAAGCTGCCTATAAATTGGTTTGGTGGAGCTGACTTATCTAAGTTACACGACTTAACAGCTGCTGCTTTATATGGTACTTACTATAAGGCTTATAAAGATAAAGAGGGTAATTGGCATGATGTAGACATAATAATTTCACATGCATGGTTTCCAATAGTAGCAGCTCATCAGAAAGCAGAAGAAGATGGTATTCCTTTATTTGGGTGGAAGGATGATGGTTGGCTTGATATGTGTAACAGTCCTACAGTCAATCACTCTGATGTAATAAATTGGTTTAAAGAAATGAGAAGTATGGGTTTTAAAATAAAGCAAGTTGGCCATGATAGAAAATTCTGCAGAGAATACTTTCTAGGTATGAAAAAAGCAGGATTCAAAATAATAGATCAGCCACAGTATTTTTATAAAAAGTCAGAAGGGTTTAGACATATTGAGAAAAAAAGTAAAGATGGAGATCTGTATTACTTACACTCGGATGCATTTGAATACTGTGTTCAAAATGTAAGCGCTATAGAAAAGACTGACGACATGATCCAATATGAAAAAATAATGCCTGAAGCTAGAATTGATATATTTGATGCAGGTGTATTTGCATGTGTAAGAAAATTAGAAGATATGGAAAAAGCCATGGATGCAAAAGCATGGCTGAATAGTTGAGAGGAGGAACGCGATTGAGTAAACATAAAAACAATAATAAACAAAGAACACGAGCTGAACCAATGCAAAAAAGAGAGAGTTCTGCTATGAGTTGGTTTTTATCAACTGACGCGTATGATACTTTATGCGTGCCAGGCTATACAAAACTATCTGATAATCCGGAAGTAAAAATGGCGGTACATAAAATTGCAGATCTTATTTCATCAATGACAATTCATCTAATGCAAAATACGAATAATGGTGACATAAGAGTTAAGAATGAATTGTCAAGAAAAATAGACATAAATCCATATGGTCTAATGACTAGGAAAGCATGGGTTTATAATATTGTTTACACTATGCTTTTAAATGGTGATGGAAATAGTGTAGTTTATCCCAAAGTAGTTGATGGATTGATAGATGATCTTATCCCTTTAAAGCCATCAATAATTAGATTTGTAACTACCGAAAGAGGATATGAAGTTGTTTATGGTGATAAATCTTATAATCATGATGAGGTGTTGCATTTTACAATAAATCCAGATCCGGAAAAGCCCTGGAAAGGAACTGGCTACAAAGTTGTATTAAAAGATATTGTTAATAACCTTAAACAAGCAACCAAGACTAAAAATGCTTTTATGTCTGACAAATGGAAGCCATCTGTAATTATATCAGTAGATGCCATGACTGAGGAATTTACAAGCACTGAAGGCAGAGATGCAATACTTAAAAAGTATGTCGATGATACTGGCGGAGGAAAGCCGTGGGTAATACCGGCTGACTTAATAAAAGTTGACCAGGTTAAGCCTCTATCACTTAATGACTTGGCTATTAATGATGCGGTTCAATTAGATAAAAGAACTGTAGCAGGAATTTTTGATGTACCTGCTTTTTTTCTTGGCGTCGGTGAATTTAAAAAGGATGAGTATAACAATTTTATTAATACAAGAATTATGTCTATCTCTCAAGGGATGGAACAGGTCTTAACAAAAGGACTCTTATATAATCCTGATTGGTATTTTAAACTAAATCCACGCAGCTTATATGCATACGATTTAAAAGAACTTGCTGACATAGGCGGCAATATGTACATAAGAGGAATAATGATTGGTAATGAAGTTAGAGATTGGCTTGGTATGTCGCCATTAGACGGGTTAGATGAAAGAGTTATCCTGGAAAATTACATACCTGCAGGAATGATAGGAGACCAAAAAAAATTAAATCAAGGAGGAGGTGGTGGTAATGAATAGAGATAAAGTTCAGACAAGAAGTTTTCAAACTGCTTTTACTGCATCCAGGGCAGAAGAAAACGAAAATGACAAGTATATTGATGGTTATTTTTCTGTATTTGGAAAACAAACAGAATTGTGGCCAGGAGCATATGAAGAAATTGGAGCTGAGGCATTTAATGAAACTCTTGGTAATGACATCAGGGCACTTATAAATCATGATACAACTCTTGTGCTTGCTAGGAATAAAGCAAATACTCTTGAATTAAAGAATGATAGTCACGGACTTTGGGGACGAATTAAAATCAACTCTAATGATAGTGACGCTGTGAATCTCTATGAAAGGGTAAAGCGTGGAGATGTAGATCAGTGTTCTTTTGGATTTAATATTTTAGAAGAAGTCACTGACTGGAGAGACGATGGAACAGTAAAGTGGACCATAACAAAAATAGATCTTCACGAAGTTTCTGTATGTACGTTTCCAGCTTATGAGGAAACAGGTGTACAGGCAAGGCAAAATGAAGTTGAGCAGCACAAGGAAAGACAACTTGAACAAAGAAAATTTAAATTGAAGGAGAGGATGAAACAATGGCATTAAAACAATTAATGATATCTAAAAAAATCGAACAAAGAAAAACTAGCTTGACAGAATTACTTGCACAGGTAGAAATATTAAATACGAGAGAGGTGGAGCTAGAAACAGCTTTAGGTGAGGCTGCAACAGATGAAGATGTAGCTTTGGTAGAAGAAAATGCAACTAAGCTTGATGCTGATAAGGCTGATGTAGAAGAAAAGAAAAGTAAACTCGAAGGTGAGATTGCAGATCTTGAGGGAGAACTTGAACAGCTCAATAGTAAAGAACCAATTAATAATTCAAAAGCTGAACCAGAACAAAGAAAATTAAATAATAAGGGAGATGGAGCAATGATGAAAAGATACAAATTTTTTAATGGAATGACAAGAGAAGCAGCAGAAACTTTTATTGCAAGAGATGAAGTAAAAGATTTTTTAACTAGAACTAGAGATTTGATAGGACAAAAGAGAGCGGTAACAGGTGGAGAGTTAAACATTCCTGATATTATGCTTGATCTGTTAAGAGATAATTTACACAAATACTCTAAATTAATTTCTAGGGTAAATTTAAAACCAGTAAATGGAACTGCAAGACAAAATATTGCTGGCACAGTTCCGGAAGCTATTTGGACAGAAATGGTTGGAAAGCTCAATGAGTTAAGCATTGTATTCAACCAATTCGAAGTGGATGGTTACAAAGTTGGTGGATTTATCCCAGTAGCAAATTCATTGTTAGAAGATTCTGATTTGAATTTAGCTAATGAAATTTTAACAGCATTAGGTCAAGGGATGGGACTTGCTGTTGATAAAGCTATCCTTTATGGAACAGGTGTTAAGATGCCAGTAGGTATTATAAAGAGATTAGCGGAAGCTGCTAAACCAGCTTACTGGGGAATAAAAGAGAAGGTTTGGACTGATTTGCATTTAACTAACTTATTGTTAATAGATGCTGCTGCTAACACAGATACATTATTCTACAAAGATTTGATTTTGAAACTTGGCAAAGTAAAAGCTAATTATGCAATAAGCGGTAAATCTTGGGCTATGAACGAAAATACATTTGCTACTTTACAAGCTAGAGCATTAACAATAAATGCTGCTGGAGCAATTGTATCAGGACAAACTCAAACAATGCCTATAGTTGGTGGTGACATTGATTTCTTAGACTTTATTCCAGATAATGTTATTGCAGGTGGTTACATGTCTTTATACTTATTGGCAGAAAGGAAAGGAGCTACCTTAGCTCAATCTGAACACGTACAATTCATTGAAGATAACACTGTATTCAAAGGAACATCTAGGTATGATGGAAGACCAGTATTTGGTGAAGCCTTTGTTGCAATTAATATTAGCCAGGTAGCATTAGAAGTAGCTCCAACAGCTACAGCAGTAACATTTGCAGCTGACACAGCAAATGTATAGGAGGTAGCTTATGAAAGTAAAAGTATTAATATCTTTTTCTGATGAAATAAATAAGGCTATTCAGCCAGAAGGTAAAATAATTGATATGACAGAGGAAAGATTTCAATTTATAATATCAAAAAAACCTGAATTAATTGAACTTGTTGAAACTGATGATGCTGAGTTCCCTAAACTTACTGGAGGTGGGTGGTACCTATTGTCTAATGGTGAAAAAGTTCAAGGGAAAGAGGAAGCTCTAAAAGCTGAAGAAGAATTAAAAGAATAGGAGTTGATATAAATGAATGTATCAACCATATTAGAATTAGTTAAGGCAAAGCTGGGAATTAGTTCAATTGTTAGAGATACTTATTTGACAGCTATTATAGGCGGTGTAGTTAAAGAACTTGAAGATGAAAAGGGGTTAGTGCTTGATAGTACTAACCCCTATCATCTAATATTTGTTGTTGATTATGTTACCTGGCGATATCAAAGCCCGGGTGCAGCCGGACCTATGCCTAGACATTTACAGTATAGATTGCATAATTTAATTATTCATGTTGGTAATAGAAATTTATTTGTAAATAATGTTATAGTTGTTGAAATCTTACCGGTTCTTCCTGATATAAGTACAGTATATATACTAGCCGATGGAAGCAAGCAAATGTTTGTTAATGACGTATGGACTATAGTTGATTTAGTAGCTGGATCTTGGGGGGTGGTTACAATATGACTTATGATTATGAAGTGTTATTAATTAAAGTCATTAATACAGTTGATGAAGGAGGAGATACCGTTCAGACAGAAACTGAAAGAAGCGTATTTGCTGATAAGCTAGATTACAGGAGCAAAGAATTTTATCAGGCCTTCACGAATGGATTGAAGCCTTCTATTACTTTTGCCGTAAATAAATATGAATACTACAATGAAAGAACGCTGAAATTCGAAGAAAATAAATATAAAATCATAGACGTTTATCCAGTAAAAGCAAAGAATGAAAGTGAATTTGAATCACTTGCTTTATTGTGTGAGGCGGTGGTATAAATGCCAATGCCAAAATCTGTTACAAAGTACAGTAATAAAAATGGCGTTACATTTACATCCGGAGTTGATAGAGCGAACTATACAATTCAAGAACTTTCAAGAGCTGCTTTAAAAGATGTGGCAAAAGTTATTAGAAAAAAAATGATTGCTAAATTAAAACTCTTGCCAGGTATGAAGAAAAATAAAAGAATCTATAGTTCTACTCAGTACTGGGTTAGAAAAAAAGAAACAGATCTGCAGTTAGGATTTAAACATAACACCTGGTATGGTGTTCTTCAGGAACTAGGTGGAAATAATCAACCAAAGAGAAGTATATTGCGTGACACTGTGTTTGAAAGCATTGATGATATACAAAAGATTGAGGCACAATATTTAAGCGCAATAGAAGATGAAGTAAAAGCACAAGCATTAATTGATGAAGCAGAGGAGGTAGGAAATGAAAACATGGACACTTAGAGTTGAGTTGAAAAAGATATTTAAGACACTGACAACTAATGTCTATTATGAAGGTAATCAAGATCCTGCCGTTTATCCTCGTTTGATTTATGATCTTAGTGAAGTTTCTTATGATTCCGGTAAGACCTTATACCAACTTGAAGTTAATATTATTGATTATGGTACAAGTACAAGGTTAGTTGAGGACCTGGCAGATATAGTCCAGAGTGCATTAAATAAACATTATTTTATAAATAGCGAAATTCAATTTGTTGTTTACAAAGGAGCACGACAAAAAGTTGAAGAAGACGATAAATTAATAATTAGACGCAGATTATTATTTGAAATACAATTACATGAAATGAGAGGAGAATAAGCATGGGAAATTATTCAGGATATACAGCAGAAACACCAAAGAAACTATTACTTGATGCAGGCGCATTTTTTAAAAACTTTTATGTTGCTACCGATACATTTGCAACAGCAGTAGCGGCAGGAAAATTATTAGGTGCTACTCAGGGCGGTGGTGTTTTTAGCGCAATACCAACTATAAGATCAATACCAATAGATGGTATTAAAGGTATTGCTAAAGGCATGGAGGTTATTGATGAATGGGTTGTAACCTTAACAGCTAATGTTAAAGAAATAAAGAAGACAACTATTCAAGCAGCTTTAATATCAACATCAATAGATACTAGCACAAGCACAGAATATGACATTATAAGTACAAATAATGCAATAGCTTTAACTGATTATATAGATAATATAACATGGGTCGGAACGTTAAGCGGTAATAACGATCCTGTTATAATTCAAGTATATAATGCACTTTCAACAAGTGGATTAACAGTTAATACAGTAGATAAGGCTGAAGCAGTAATTGCTTTAATATTTATTGGACATTATGATGATCTTAATTTAAGCACACCTCCATTTAAAATTTATTACCCTAAAGAAATAATTAATAGTGCAACAGCTTCATCATCTACATTCAGCAAGGCAATTCCTGTTGATATTACTTTCACTATTATAACATCAGATTTAGCGTTGTGTGGTGGTGTAAGGTTTGGTACAGTAACATTATTATCTTCGCAATATATTTTAGGAACTGGAACAGTATTGATCAAGAAAGAATATTTAGGAACATTAACCAATGGCGCAACAATATTCACGTTATTAATGGATAAGGGTAATAATATCATAGCTCCAACAATAACGGTAGGAGCATAATATGAGGAAGTTACAGACA